TAGGGTGTGCGGCGACGCTGAGGTGTACGGCAACGCTGAGGTGTACGGCGACGCTGAGGTGTACGGCAACGCTTGGGTGTACGGCAACGCTTGGGTGTACGGCAACGCTAGGGTGTGCGGCGACGCTGAGGTGTACGGCAACGCTGAGGTGTACGGCGACGCTTGGGTGTACGGCAACGCTTGGGTGTACGGCAACGCTAGGGTGTACGGCAACGCTAGGGTGTGCGGCGACGCTGAGGTGTACGGCAACGCTGAGGTGTACGGCGACGCTGAGGTGTACGGCAACGCTTGGGTGTACGGCAACGCTTGGGTGTACGGCAACGCTAGGGTGTGCGGCGACGCTAGGGTGTGCGGCGACGCTGACTATTTATTGATCGGTCGCATTGGTAGTAGATTTAGTTTTACGACATTTTTCAAAAATAAAGACAAAGGTATAACAGTGTCTTGTGGTTGTTTCTTAGGGACTATTGCCGAATTTAGAGCTAAGGTTACCGATACACATGGAAATAATAAGCACGCAAAAATGTATAACCTTGCTGCAGATATGGCAGAACTACAGATTTTAGGCGAAGAACATTTTGACAAGCTGAACACTAATAAGTCAGAACCATTTTGAGGTGAGATCATGAATTGCGATATATGCCATAAGGACACGATGTCGGGTAGCCATATAACCAGAGGACATAGATTTGAGTTGCGTATTTGTCCGAACTGCTTGATGTGGTCGGATGACCAACGAGCCGTAATAGCACGGGAAACCGTTAGTAAATTCAAGCATTTACGAGAAAAGGAAGATATTAGCATAAGCAATGAATAGGGTGGGGAATTTTATGAATAAAATCATATGCGGCGATGCACTTGACGTGTTTGGAGGGAACTATGAAGCTAATGAGTTTGTTTGACGGCAGTGGAGGATTTCCCTTAGCAGCAAGCTTGTGCGGAATAGAGCCTGTTTATGCATCCGAAGTTGAGCCATATCCAATAGCTGTTACTAAAAGTCGTTTCCCGAGCATGAAACATTTAGGCGATGTAAGCATGATCAATGGAGCAGATATAGAGCCGGTCGATATTATAACTTTTGGAAGCCCCTGTCAGGATATGTCTGTAGCAGGCAAACGTGCAGGGCTGAAACATACAGCTGTTGGCGACGACGAAACAACTCGAAGTGGTCTGTTTCTCGAAGCAATACGAATCATAAAAGAAATGAGGTTGGCGACGAATGGAATTTATCCAAGATTCGCTGTTTGGGAAAATGTACCAGGAGCATTCAGCAGTAACAAAGGAGAAGACTTTAGAACCGTCCTTGAAGAATTTATTAGAATCTCGGAACCGAACGCCGTTATGCCTGCGGTTCCGCAAGCTGGCTGGGCTTATTCCGACTGTATCAACGGAGACGGATGGAGCGTTGCGTACAGAACTTTTGACGCTCAATACTGGGGAGTGCCCCAGCGTCGCCGTAGAATCTACCTTGTCGCAGATTTTAGAGGACAACGTGCCGGAGAAATACTATTTAAGCGCGAGGGCTTGCGAGGGCATACTGCGCAGAGCGGAACGCAGGGGCAAGAAATTGCCGGAGATATTGGAAATGGCATTAAAGCAGATGATAGAAAGAGAAACTGTTTAACAGCGTACAGCTTTGATAGTTTGGCGTCAAATAGTATGAAAAGCAAGAATCCTTTTAGCGGTTGCCGGGTAGTCGAAGTCAGTAAGACGTTGGACACAAGCACGCCCGACCCGTCCAAAAATCAAGGCGGCATAGCGATAGTGCAGTGCATAGTTTTAGACGACCAAGGCGGTCAGCAAATTAACGTCCGTAGTGACGGGAAAAGCCCTATATTAAGGGCAGAAGCGCACGGGAACCTGCCTTGTGTTATACAAAGCGCAGGATTTTGCCCCGAACAATCAGCAAAAACAAGAGGGATAGGCTATGAAGAAAATATAAGTCCTACCTTACGAGCTGGTGCTACGCCAGGAGTTGTAATAGTTTTCGATGCCAGAGGAAACGGAGACGGGGAAACCTGCCCGACTATAACAGGCGATCATAACAACCGTGTTACAGATTACACGGCGTTATGTATCGAAAAAATGCCCGTATATTGCCTGCAAGGCAACGGCATAGATAGAGCGGATACGGCAGGCTGTAACGGTAAGGGCTGGCGAGAGGATAAATGTTATACGCTGAATACCATTGACCGCCCGGCGGTATGTTACGGGATAGGAAATGGGCAAGTAGCTCAGACAAAATTAAATATAGAGGAAAAAACAATAGTATTAGACCGCGCTTTTTTTAATCAAGGTCAAAATGCGAAATACGACCCCCAATTTTATACAGATGGAATATGTCCGACTCTTGTCGCAAAAGGTCCAGCAGCCGTACAAATACACTACATTGTGCGCCGATTAACACCGACAGAGTGTGCACGGTTACAGGGCTTTCCTGACGGATGGGGAATTCTGGACGAAAAAGAAGATTTTACAGAGGACGAATATAAATTTTGGTTAAACATCAGAAATACTTATGTCAAAATCAACGGTAAATCTGAAAAAGAATACACTAAAGCTCAAATGCTCACATGGTACAGAAAACTGCATACAGACAGCGCTGAATACAAAATGTGGGGCAACGGTATAGCGTTACCAAACGCGCTATACGTTATGCAGGGTATAGCGGCAGAATCAGAATACCGATAAATTTATTTTAGCTTAAACGGCTGCCCAGCTACTGCCTCGGCACTATATACAAGCAATGTGGCGCATATGGGAAGTATACCTGTGGAATGGCCTTACCACAGGGGGCAGCCTTTTAAATATAAGGAGTTGGAAATATTGAAACCAATAAATATAAAAATTATGATGGCGTTAATCGAAAAAGAACCAGGCGATCAGTATGTACCGGTATTGAAACCAGTACTTATGCAGATACTGACGGAACTCAAACATCTGCGTCGGAAAAATAGTCAGCTCGGCGGTAAAAATGCCCGGTTAAGGCGAGAGAAGAAAGCTCTAGAAATTATGTTATCGGCGGTAGTAATAAATGACGACGTGGAATGAACTGCCGGCACACCTTGTAAGTAAAATTCGTTCTGATAGCGTAACGGCGCCGGCGAATTTACCTGGGGCTGTACCTGTGCTGAAATATGGTAATGCAATAACTGAGGTTGACGGGATTCGCTTTGATAGCAGGAAAGAAGCCAAATACTATGAGGACCTACTTTGGCAGCAGCGTACTGGTGCAGTAAAAAGCATTGAATTACAGCCTGAATTTGTTTTACAGCCTGCTTATGAGGTCGCAGGTAAAAAGATAAGGCCGATTATTTACAAGGCTGATTTCAAAGTTACGGAAGCCAGCGGCCACGTTTATTATGTTGACACCAAGGGCATGAGGACACAGGTGTATATGATCAAAAAGAAAATGCTGCTTTATAAGTACCCTGATATTGATTTTAGAGAAGTTTAAGGAAGTGGAGCAGATGAAAAAGCCTGAAATCAAGTACGTAGGCTGGTGCCATGAGTGCAAATGCATGGGAAGTTTTATTTGTGGTAACTGTAACCCCAGTAAGAAATACAGTTTTGGTAGACCGTCTGAATTTATAGCTAAGGTCAGGAGCGCGAATAGATTATGGAATTGATTAGCAAAGATGCTTTAGAAGCTAAATTAATGTTATGTATGGACATGAATAGGGCTGATTGGTCTTATAACAAAATGATTATGGCAAATAAAATGCTGGAAATTTTAGATCAAGAACCTATTATAGAAGAACGAAAGCACGGATACTGGATTGAACACCCTGAACATCCCGTAGGAGATTGTAGTATATGCGGTGAGCGTGTACCTATCTACAGCGGTAGCAAAAAATACAAAATCTGCCCTTATTGCGGGGCTATTATGGACGGTGATAGTAAATGACATACCGTGATATCTGCTTCTGTCACGCAAGTAATGATCACTACTGTAAAGAAAATAATGTATCTAAATGCACAAATACAGAATGTATGCGTCATGCAAGCACTATACCAGATAATCTGCCAGAGTGGGAACTGTTTGCTTATTCGGATTTTAGCGGCAAATGTGGAAAATACAGAACGGAGTGAAGAAAAATGATTAGCAAGTATATCAATCAATTTATGGCCGACAACGAGTTATCAGTCAACGAAGAGTTTTTCATAAAAAACATGGATGGACACAGGGTACTAATCGGTTTTACTGACCGTTACAAGATAGAAGACATTGACGGCGGAATATTAACAGCCGTAACGAACAAAAAAGATAAACCGCCTGCTATGCTCTTAGAATCTGCGCTTACCGACCTGTTAAGGGAAAACTACTTCGTTGAAAAAAAGCCTTTTTGTCCGTCGTTCGGAGAACGCTATTACTACGTTGCTCCGACCGGTGTTGTAATAAATCAACAATTTATTAGTAACGCCGAGGACTTTTTGCTGTATAAATACATCGGCGTTTACAAAACCGAAGAAGCAGCGACCAAAAATGTTTCGCGGTGCTTGAAGTTGTGGGAAGAAGTTAAGAAAAAATGAATATTAAAGATATAAACCTTGAAACATGCCCTTTCTGCGACGGTGGAGCAACAATGCGGGAGGATGGTATACATATGCCCGTTATCGATCCTGATACCGGTGCCGTCGTAGATTGTAGGGACGAAGAAGCTGAAGGCTATATTATAGAGTGTAGCAATTGTCCTGCTCAGATAGTAGCAATCAAAGAAACTGGCGAAAGCGAGGCTGAATTAGAGCAGAGAGCTATTAAAGCATGGAACAGACGGGAAGGAGAAGAAAAATGACAGATTACAAAAAATTATCAGAAGCCTTACAGACCATTCAAGACGAATGCCTAAAAAATAGAGATTGCGAGAAATGCCCGTTTTCTATGGTAAAGCATGGCAATAGTGATGAATGGGCTAATTATATATGTGCAATTAAGGCTAATTTGCCTAGTGCTTGGCAAATTAAGCCCGTTGGTTTTATCCGGTTATTAGAAAGTGAGTGAAGCATAATGTATGAACTAATACCAATTTATCGTATTAATGGATTAGTTTGTTATTACAATATACAGGAAGCGTATAGTGAAGAAATAGTTGTTTCTGCAGAACTAACTAAAAAGCAGGCAGAAGCTATATTAATAATATTGAATAATGAGGACGGTGTATTTGATGACGATTAAAGAACTTTATGAATACGCCAAAGAAAATGGAATAGAAGATAAGCAGTTAGTCGCTGTATGCTTTGAGAATGGCTGTGTTCTTGTAGATGATGAATACCCTTTTGGAATTGAGGACGGTGTATTTAATGATTGAAATAGGCGATAATTTAGCGATGATAATTTATTTTGCTATTATGTGTGTTTTTTTAGTATTTTGTTTTGGTCGGAGGTAGTAATGACTATAGATGAAGTAAAAGCGATATTAGGAAGAGTAAGATTTATAGAGGGTCAGATAGAAGATGCAGAGGAAGAGCTTATAATGTTAAAAGCTAAATCGCTAAAAATAACATCAGCATTATCTATGGGCCCTGTACATGGTGGAACACAAGATAAGATTGCTCAAGTTGTTGCTGATATCGCAGACATGGAAAATTACATTGTTGAAAGAACTGAAGCATATAAAAAAATGCGAATGAAAGCATATAAATTGATAGAGTTACTGGATTCCCCAAAAGATGCTAAATTTATTAGTGACTGGTATCTAAAAAAGGAAAAACGAATTGCTACTTGCGACCGGAATGGATACGAAAGGCAAGGCGGATATAAAGCAAGGAACAGAATAATCAGAGAAATTGCTAGAAAAACAGAAGAATTGGCGACACTTGGCGACATATTGACATGATAAAATAGTATTGTAAGTAAGTGGGCTTACAACAAAGCCCGTGTAGCTCAGACCACGGGTACGGCATAGATGGGGAACACCATTCACGCTTAAAGGTGCGTGTGTTGTTTGGGTAATCCGGCAACTGCCAGCCCTGCCGTTGGGGTGATACAGCGGCATATTTAATTGAGGTACGAACATGTTAAAGCGAACGCTAATGTTTTTAGTAGCCCTAACCTTGATAGAGGGATATTGGAAGGCTGTAGAAAGAGCTATAGACGGCTATGTAACAACACGACCAGTTGATCTTGTTATAGGCGTAACATGGGCAGCAAGCGTGGTGTGGTGTAGTAAATAATATTGGAGAGTGCTTAAAAATGAAATATAAAAAGAAACCAGTATCTGTAGAAGCATTTCAATTTGATGGTGATTTAAAAGGAAGTGATGGCAAATATTATGTGCCAGAGTGGGCGGTAAAAGCATTTGAAGAAGGAATTTTGTACTTTGATGCCTTAACTCCAGATACTCCACCTATTGAATTGTTTATTAGAACTCTTGAAGGTACGATGCATGCGCCAGTCGGAAGTTATGTTATACAAGGAGTACGTGGAGAAATTTACTGCTGTAAAGAAGATATCTTCCTTGAAACTTATGAGCCTGTCTTGGAGAGTGATTAAATGTTAGTAAAAGAACTAATAGAAAAGCTCAAGGAAATGCCTCAAGATGCACTGATAGTAGTACCTGGCGATGGTGATTTTGCCGTTGCCGAGTGGGTAGAATTAGAAAAGAAAGAGAGCGCGGATCGCTTTATAGAAGATGCAAATCAAACTTCAGTGGTATCGATAACTTAATAATAACCACTTAATCTACATAAATAATTTAGTCTTAAAAAGCCGTTAAAATACGGCAATATATATTAGAATTTAGCATATAGAATAAGAGGTGTGATGATGAACGATATCTGTATGGTATCTCCAACTCTCGATAAAGAAAAAGGCTCGTTAGAAAAACAAATAGAAACCATTGAACGTCTTACTAGGACATTAAATTTAAGTGTTGAGAATACGCAGATGTTTATATTTAGTGATCCTAATAGTGGTAGTGTTCTCTGTAAGGAAGAATCTCTTGCTTCAAACAGCCTAGAGGGAAGGTTAGACGATCTTGCTTCTGAATTAGAAAAAATCGTATCAAAGAGCAATCTAATTAATGACATTTTAAGAGACAAGTTAGGAACAATGACTCTCTAATAACTTAATACACAGCACTTAACTTCGGTTAGGTGCTTTTTTATTTGCAAGGTGGTGATAACAGATGGCAAGAGGAAGACCGAAGAAATTTGACAGCGTAAGTGAAATGCAGAAAAAGATAGATGAATACTTTGAAAGCAGAGATAAAGCCGGTCTTGGATACACTATTACTGGGCTAGCATTGGGGCTGGGAATGACAAGAGAAACTCTTTTGCAGTATGAAAAAAACAGTGAATTTTCTGACGCTATAAAAAAAGCGAAAACGAAAATAGAAGAATCGCTTGAACAGAGGCTTCTGGATGGCAAGAACGTTGTAGGTGTTATCTTTAATTTGAAAAATAACTTTGGATGGAAAGATCAACAGCAAGTAGAACACTCTGGAGCGGTAGATATAGTAACAATGCTGAAGAAAGCCCAGGGACGAGTGGAGAGGGGCAAAGCATGATAGAAAAAGAACTGATTGAATTTATTGCACAGTTTGAATATGATCCTGCTGGCTTTGTGAAAGCTATGTATTCATGGGGAGAGGGAGAGCTGGAGAATAAATGGCCGCAAAAGTGGCAGCTTGAACTCATGGAAGAGCTTGCGGCTAGTATGAGAGATGACCCGTGCAGGCTTATTCGAAACGCGATATCTTCCGGGCATGGTATCGGAAAGAGCGCTGTGGTAGCTTGGCTTATTGAGTGGGCGATGTATACCCGGGCAGACACAAGGGTAGTAGTAACAGCGAATACAGACACGCAGCTGAGGACAAAAACATGGCCAGAGCTTGGGAAGTGGCACAGGCTCAATATAGCGAGTGAGATGTTCGTGTATACTGCGACGTCTATGTATAGCATAGTAGAAGGCCATGATAAAAACTGGCGTGCAGACGCTATCCCATGGAGCAAAAGCAATCCTGCAGCATTTGCGGGCTTACATAATCAGGGCAACCGAATACTGCTTATTTTCGACGAGGCTTCTGAAATAGAAGATGTTATCTGGGAAGTAGCAGAGGGCGCGATGACAGATTCGGACACAGAACTTTTGTGGCTGGTTTTCGGCAATCCGACTAAAAACATAGGCCGTTTTGCGGACTGTTTAGGCAAAGAGCGGCATCGCTGGCATACTCGGAAAATAGACAGCAGGACAGTAGAGATAACGAACAAGAAGCTGCTCAATGAGTGGATCGAAACCTATGGTCTTGAGAGTGACTTTGTTAAGGTTCGTATATTGGGTGAACCTCCGAGTTCTAGTGAACTACAGTTTATAGGACGCAATGTAATAGAAGCTGCACAGTCAAGGAGCATCACAGGTAAAGACGTCGAATTTGCGCCTGCTATTATCGGCGTTGATCCTGCTTGGGGCGGGAAGGATTCAGCAGTTATCTATCTGCGCAAGGGCAACCTCAGTAAGCTGCTTTACGAAGAACCGAAGAGCGATGATAATTTTGCCTTCGCTGAAAAGGTAGCACTGTTTGAAGATAAGTATAAAGCACAGCAGGTCAATATAGATTTTGGTTATGGACAGGGTATTTACTCTGCCGGCAAATACATGGGTCGCGCCTGGAACCTTGTAAATTCGTCCATATTGGCAAACAGTAGACAGTACGCCAATAAGCGCATGGAAATGTGGGCAAAAATGAAACAATGGCTTATAGACGGTGGCTGCTTGGATGAATTAGACAGAGAAATAGCGACAGAACTTATGATGCCTGAGGCATATGTAAATGACCGCGGGCAAATACAGCTCCAGCGAAAAAGGGATATGCCGTTCAGTCCCAACAGAGCAGATGCTTTAGCACTGACGTTTGGGCGTGAAATGAAAGTTAGCACTCCCGCGCTTGACCTGCTGAAAAGGAGCAGGCAACAAGGCAGTGCCAGAAACTATAACCCGCTGGCAAAGCTATAAGGGAGGTGAGAACAATGAGTAGCCTGACAAATAAATTGTTTGGAGCACCTGCAACTGAGGTACCTAAGGTAGCGGCAGCAGCTACAGATGTAAGTGGCAGAGCAGATGGTACAAGCGCATTAGACCAGCAGCGCAAAAACAAGAAAAAATTTAACTTCGCAGCAACACAGGGAAGCGTGACCAGCGGCGAAACATTTGGGGTGTAAGCGATGAAAACAGATGTAATGAAACTTGAGGAAGCCAAACGCATACACGATGAACTGTTTAACGCCAAGGACTATCAGAACTGCCTTGTCATGTGGCGCCGTATCCAGCAGTATCAAATACCTTTTTTGGGCGAGTTGGACGGACGAGACAAGATGATAAAGCGTGACGCAGGTATTATCGACGGCACAGCGTGGAGAGCTGCCCAGATATTCGCCGGTGGTATGACGAATGGCTCTGTTCCTCAAACTGTGGAATGGTTTGATCTGCAGTCACGCTTTGCAGAGGATGACCAGACACTGAAAGCTATTTTGCAGGATCAGAGGGATACGATCAATAAGGCGCTCAATGCCAGCAACTTCTATTCATCGATCTATAGTGCAAACCTTGAGCTTGCCTTTGGGCAGTCTCCGCGTGGTAGTTTCTTCATTCCGGATAGAGGGATGGTATTTGAAAATTATTCTATTGGGTCATATGCCTATGCGCTGGATCCGTGGCAAGAAGTGACACACTTTGCAGTCAAAAAGGAAATGAGCTTGTCTAAGATAGTGAGCAAGTTTGGACTTGGAGCTCTGCCTGAGAGACAACAGCAGGAGTACAAAGACGGGAAAAACAATGGCCGTCTTATGAAAGTCTACTGGCTGCTGACAAAGAATCCTGCTTATGACAATAAGGCACTCGGACCGAAAGGGAAACGATATGTATCCCTTTATTGGCTGGATTGCAGCGATAAGGAATTTATCCATGCAGGAGGGTTTGAGACCTGCCCGATCACGATAATGCGGTATCTGGCTATTCCTAATAGCGATTATGGCATTGGGCCTGGCTGGTTTGCTGACAGTGACAACAGGGTGATGTTTGACTTGCTTAAAGCCGCCGCAGGAAATATGGAGCTGTTCTATGATCCAGCACTACAGGCGCCGCCAGGAACTGATACGGATTATAGACCGGGTGCTGTGACAGAGGTAGATATGCAGCTGGGCAAGGTACAGTCGCTGTTCGACATAGCACCGGTATTTGACAAAGTGTATGATATAGCCGCAATAAGGGAAGACAAAATTAACGCAGCCTATAATACGAATTTATTTGCGATGCTCGAACAGCAGAAGTTCGATAATACAGGTCGTACAGCGTATGAATGGAGCCTGAGGCAGCAGGAGAAGATGCAGCAGCTCACACCGGTTGTAACGCGTATCAATACAGAGGTACTAAGCCGTGACATAAAGCGGGTGTATGGTATCTATACGCAAAACGGTGTCTTTGAAATGCCGCCTGAATATGATGGTATGGAACTGGAAATCGAATATGTATCCCCGCTGGCAAAACTGCAGAGGATGAGCGGAGTACAAGATTATGAATCAGCGCTGGCAGCAATAGGCCAGACGGCGCAGCTCAAGCCGGGTGTAGTGAATATGCTGAACGAAAGCGTGTTCTTGCGTAAGTGGATAGATGATCTGGGCGTTAAGAGTGAGATACTCTACACGGATGAGGAATACGCCGAGATCCAGCATCAGCAGGCTCAGGCGGTTCAACAGCAAGAACAAATGCAGGAAAGCATGGCAGTAGCCCAGGCATTGCCAAATGTTACGCAGGCTGCCGCCAATCTTCAGGAGATGGCAGACAATGGCAGTGTAGCGCCGCTGGATAACTTGCTCAGCAGTTTGCGGGGTGGCATATGATGCAGGCGAGAAAAATAGCAAAGTTAAAAGAACTGGAAAAAAAGGAGGCCTGCGACGACTTTTTGAAAGCGCAGGCCAGACCAAAGGATAAAGAAGCGTATGAGTTTCTGCTTAGCGATGAACGTGGCAGATGGTTTTTAACTAAACTTTTGGTAGCAAATTATTATTATACATCTACCTTTACCGGCAATGCTGATACCTACCGAAAGGAAGGTGCTAGAAAGGCAGTGCTTGCGGTAACGGATGAGATACGCAAACTGGGAGAAGAGGGAGTACTGCAGCTTCTTAGAGCTGAGGGAGAACGCTTCGCCTGGATACGCGAACAAGAAGCAAACTTTGAAAGGAGCTACAAAGATGGAAGAAACAAATAACCTCAACAATAACATGAATGAGGAACAGCCGGCAGAGCCTGTACAGGAACAGCAGAAGGAAACAGAACCGGTGCAGGAAGCCGAAAAAGAGCCGGTGCAAGAGCCCGCACCCAAGCAGGAAAAGGAACCTGATAAGGCGGAAGATACACCCAAGCAAACAGTTGATGAGACTTTTGTAAAGTCTAAACTCACTGAGCAGTTAGGGGATTTGGCAACGCCGGAGCTTGTGACAGAGTGCATAGAACAATTGAATACTATCGGGATTACTGATCCTGATATGGCAAAGAAAGCTCTCGATTATGTATGTAATGCGAGGGCTAATTTTATGACTGCTAACACTGAAGAAGCGTTAAAACATTTCGGGGCTACATTTGACAACGTAACGCCGGAATACCAAAAAGCGATCAGTGAGGCCAGTGTGACTATGAACGCACTGGAAAGTAAAATCCCCGGGCTAAAGCAAGTCATAGATAGAGCCGGTATTCAAGGCAATATCAAGATCATTCAGCTCATGCAGGCGCTGCATCCTCTTGTGGGAGAGGATGGGAACCTTATGAGCGGTGGTACGGGTGCTGTAAAAGCATCTTCCAGTCTGGCCGATATTATGTTCGGCGACTTAAATAAGAAGGAGTGATTTAAATGGCAGAAGTAGTAGAAAAACTTAATCCAACAATTCATGACGTGATGGCGGTGATGTCCCCTGATGGGCAGCTAAAAGAAAACGCTATCGTAAATCTCCTGGCTGAGACCAATGAGATTTTGGAAGATTCTGTGGTAGTAGAAGCCAACAATGGAGACAGTAACAAAGAGGTAATCAGTACTTCTCTTCCCGGTGAAGCGCTGCGTTATTATAACGACGTAATAAAACCAGAGCCTGGCAGCTTTGCTGCGATGACTGATTTTAGTGCAATGTTCTACCGTCCTGTAGTTATCGACAAGGCGTTGTACGAGTTGAATGGTATGCGGAACCGTTTCCTGCTGGCGCAGTCCCGCCCGCAAATCGAAGCAATCAATCAGGCAATGGCCCGCAGCATGATTTATGGCGGTACTGCTGACGGCAAAGACCGTATGCTGGGACTGGCAGAACGTTATAACACACTGACCCGTAAGACTGACGGCATTCTGCCCGAAACCGCAGAATATGTGTTAGATGCAGGAGGTACAAGCGCTAACCTTACTTCTATCTGGTTCGTGGTATGGAGCTATGATAATGGCGTATATACTTTCTATCCCAAAGGAACTAAGGCAGGTCTGCAGCAGGGTGCAGTCGTTGAGGACGATACTATGGCAGTAGGCGGTGGCTATATGCCGGGTATCAAGACTTCTTTCAGCTGGGCTTCCGGCTTGGTGGTAAAAGATTTACGTCAGGTAGTGCGTATCTGCAATATTGATATCAACACTATTGAAAGCGGCAAACTTATCAGCCTGATGATCGAAGCATCTGAGCGTCTGCACAACACCAGCACTGGCCGTCCGGCAATCTATATGAATCGCAAGGTAAGAACCAAGCTGCGTCAAGACATCGTGGCTAACCGTCAGCTTGGAGCGATGTTTGATTATTCCAGTGCCAAACCGAGATTGGAAGGTATTGAGGGACGCAAAATCATGAGCTTTGACGAAATGCCTATTCGTCGTGTAGATCAGATTCACATGAATGAAGCGCGTGTTATTTAATATAGGCCGCATTATGCGGCCTTAACTACTAAATTTATAGGAGTGATAGATTATGAAATATGATGTACAGGCAGCAAATGCAATCGCAGCCGATTATGCTGCAGGCGACTTGCCAAAGATTATCGATACTGGAGCTTCTTTCTCCAATACTATTTATCCGAATGCCCAATATGGAGTATCTCTTGATGGTTTAGCTACAGCTGACGTGACTGTGACTGTGAGCGCAGGCAATAATACAGATGGCACAGGTAAGGAAGAACTTTTTAAAGTTACGGTCAAAGAAGGAAGCCGACTTGGTTATGCTCCTATCCCGACTATTCCGGGACGTTATATCTTTGCGTCTGCAGCAGGTGAGTATAGCGGTAAGATTACAGCAGGCATCGTATACGGTGTTGCTTCTCCCATGGGGGTTGGCCTAAATGTCTAAATATGTATGTACTAAATACTGTCAGGCAAGAGTTAATGGGCAGATCAAGAACTTTAAGCCGGGAGATATGTGTGAATTCGCAGCTAAGGATACTTTCCCGGAGAACTGCTTCAGACTAATTGCCGGAGCAAAAACAACAGTGTCTAAAAAGGACGAGTAAAGAAACTGAGCGGGCAAGCCCCGCTCTTTCTTCCAAAGGCAGCAGCAATGCTGCTTCTGGAAGAGGGAGGTAATATTATGCAATATTCAATAGTCGACATATGCAATTTAGCACTTGTTCAGCTGAAAGTACGGCCTATAATCGGCCTTAAAGACGGAACAGAAGAAGCCAGGCAATGTGATAAAATGTTCCCGTTTGCACTTAGCCAGCTGCTGGCCATGAGTAATTGGAGTTTTGCAAAAATTAGAAGAACAATAAGCAGGCTTGATGTAAAGGCGCTTGATAAAAGCTATCTGCCAAAGGAAAAGCTGAACTACTTCAAGTATCCAAGTGACGCTGTAAGAATCAGGAGCGTTATTTTAGATGGCAGGGTGTTTGAATGGGATAAACCTGAAAATGATAATGGGTACGAGATAATGAGCGTCAAAACAAAAACGCCGCAAGAATCGTTTATACAAGTATTTGCGACTAAGGCAAGACATTTGGAAATTGAATATACCAGGTACATAGACAATCCGCAGTTTTGGCCGCCGCTGTTTGCTGAGGCAGTTGTACGCTATCTGGCCTATATGCTTTCTACTGTAGTTAGCGGGTCTTCTGGAAGTGCGGAGACGCAGTACCAATTGTTCCAGCTGGCCTTTGCCAAAGCATCTGCCGGCAATAACAATGAACGTAAACAAACATTACGTCCGGAACCTAAGATTTTTAGGGGGTGCTGGTAATGTACAGGGATCTGCTTAATAACTTCACCGGTGGTATAGCGTCGCCTGATGTGCTGTCTCGGCTTGATATGGATAAATATAGAACCTTCTTAAAAGATTGTGTAAATGGAACGGTAAAGCCTTATGGCAGTATTTATAAGCGGATGGGGACAACTAATAAAGGCACGACGGCAAAGAATCAGAAAGCAAGAATAATAGCATTCAGCCAGCCTACAACTGACTATATGCTGGAATTTACAGATCGTTACTTAACAGTAAGATACAAAGGTGAAAAGGTTAGAGAACTTGAATCTCCGTTTTCAGAAGCAAACATAAAAAAGCTTAAGTTCATAAAATCGGCAGATACGATGTTTCTGGTCTGTGGTGATCTGCCGATTTATCAGCTGAAAAAAGACGGCGAAGAGTGGAGCTTTGAGGAATTAAATATTAAGATACCTCCGTTTGGAGAATTGGTGGATAATACATCGTCAGTACAGAAATACACAGCTCCAGGCAATTATATTTTTAAAGCAACGGAAACAGGGCTGCATACAGTGACAGTTGCCGGAGCTGGAGGAGGCGGCAGCGGTGTAGCCAGAAAAGCAAGCGATAAACAGAGTTCAGGCGGTAATGGTGGACGTGGTGGTCTGCATACTTTTGAAATTGAATTAACAAAAGATGCATCATATGACGTAATTGTTGGTGCGGGTGGTAAAGGCGGTGCTGTGCACTATGGAGAGGGGTACGGCAATGCTGGCGGTAACGGTGGAAGCAGCAGCGCTTTTGGCTACACCGCTCAAGGTGGTGGAGGGGCAACTGCAGCTTATAGCGTTAACTATGGTGCAAGGGACGGCTCGGCTGGTACAAGCTATGGCTATGGTGGCGAAGGCGGTGCGAAAGGAGTTGCTTATTCAGATGCAGCATTGAATGGCAGTGACGGTTCGGATGGATGGGTGATAATAACCTATAACTATGATGAACAGACAGTACTTTATCCAAGCGGAACGTCCGGTATAATAACGCTCACATCTAATCAGCCATTTTTTGAAGAAGGTATGGTTGGAGATAGCATTAAACTTTATCAGGAAATTGCAACCAAAACTGCTGTTAATTCTTCCGGTGGGGAAGGAACAGGATCATCTTTGTTCGTGGGCGACAGCTGGAGTTTGCGAACATCTGGTATATGGAGCGGTACTGTAACACTGATGCGATCTAAAGACAATGTCGAATATATTGATTATGCAACATATGTGTCTAATAACGATGACTATAACGCCAGCGACAGCGGTTCGGTAGACCGTGAGGATGCATATTATTTTAAAGTGAAGTTTGCAATTACCAGCGGAACATGTACTGTAACCTTAACAAGCTTTAGCTATACGGCAGAAGGGATAATAAAACTGACAGAGGTAACAAGTGCTACGGAGGCAATTGGTACGCTTATACGTTCGCTTGGTTCTACAGACAGTATAGATGAGTTTGCTTTATCTGAATTCAGTTCAACGAGAAAGTACCCTTCCTGCATAGAGTTCTTTCAGGATCGCATGGTATTGGCCAATACAGACAGCAAGCCTAATGGTCTGTGGCTAAGCAAAAGCAGTGATTATACTAATTTTGATGAACAGATAGAAGATGGGAATCTCACCGATGACAGTGCCATTAATACAAGCGTTATAGCCAGAAATGATTATGCAATAAAAAATTTGATCGCATTTCAAGACCTGTGCATTTTTACAGGCGAAGATGAGCGAATTATTTCAGGTTCGAGCGTGGTAACCCCGGCTCAGATCAGTATCAATACGCAAACAGGATGGGGAAGCAGTGAAGCTCATATCCCGTTTGTAGCAGACAATAGGGTTCTGTACATACAAAGTAACGAAGCGTATATAAGGGATTTTTCTTATAACTATGCTATGGATAGATATGATGGCACAGAGCTGACTTTGATGGTACATCATTTGCTGAATGGTAAAAAGATAGTTGATTATACCTACACTAAATATCCTGATAGTTTGATTTACCTGATACTGGACGATGGCTCGATGCTTTGCCTGACTTATATGCTGCAAGAAAAAGTGTTCGGCTGGACGAGGTTTGTCACACAAGGAAGCTATATTGCTGTAGAGACGATAAAAGAAGATGATACAGACGTTATTTATTTTGTGATAGAACGTGACGGAACTTATTACATTGAACGTCAGGAACTGGATCAGTACACCGAGGATCCGGCTGATTATTGTATGCTGGACAATGCAGATATATTCGAAAACAATGACGGATCGAATATAGTTATTGAGCGTTTCGCAGGGAAAACCGTTTGGGTAATGACCAGCGGTGATAGCTTCAATGTGAAGGAGCAAACCGCAGGTGAGGATGGAAAAATAGAGATCGAGCCTCCATTAAAAGGTGTGTATTCTAAGATAATAGTCGGTCTTGGGTATGAGTTTTCTATGACTATCCCTGAGACACATACAACTATTAAGAGTACTGGCAGCATAGTAGACCAGTCACGATGCTTAAATTCTGCTGTAGTACGGTATTATTTGAGTTATTCAGGTTACGTCTACAGTAGAAACAAAGACAGAGCTGTTCCTTTGATAAGTACACTGGATGGTGGAGGGAAAAGCCAACTTGACGAAAATTTCAGCGTTAAACTGTTGAGCGCAACTCAGAAAGTGATACTTGAACAGAACAGTGCGAGAGCAGATGAACTAACTATATTTAGTGAAGATCCTTACCCGCTGCGAATAATGTTTGTAGCGCGAGATGTGGATGTGAATGTCAGATGATAAAAATAAAGACGTATAGTGAAGATTTGTACGAAGATGTGGTCAGGGTATTTGCTAATGCTCGTGTAAATGACAGATTGATTTTTGGCAATGATATTGAAGCGGCAGTGAAACTACATATAGAGAAATCCTGTGAGATGAATGTTGCATACAATGATGAAGAGCCTATCGCCATATTTGGTCTAACAGACAGGATACCGATAGGTGCTTATAGATATCAAGCATATGTAGTAGGTACTGACAGGTTGTTTGGATGCAGAAAGAGCTTTGTAAGTATTGGAAGAGAAATATTAAAAGGCTGGCTTGAAAAATACGGTCGGCTTTATATCATGACTTGGCACTTTTATAAGCAGAGTTTTACTATGACAAAAGCGTTTGGGTTCAAGTTGAAAATGAACCTTGGCGATTTTGATATTTATGTGAAGGAGGGCGAGTGATGGGAGCGTTATTTGCAGTAGGCTCAGGATTGATGACATATATGTCAGGACAGCAGCAGGCAGCAAGTTATGATGCTCAGGCTCAGGCGCAGGAACAGAATGCTGCTATAGCAGAACGAAACAGGCAGACGGCAGCTGATCAGGCTGCACGTCAGCAGCAGGAAGCGCGACAAAGATATAATCTGGTACAGGGACAAAATACTGCGGCGCTTGCTGCGGGTGGTCTTGAATCTGGAAGCGGTTTAGGCTTGGCTTTTGGAAGAGCAAACGCAAATGCTTTTGAAAGAGACTCTCGAACAATAAACGAAAACCTGGCGAATATCGATCTTAACTACCGGCAGAATATATATAATGCACAAGCTGCAGCAGCGAATTACAGATCTGCAGCTAAGATGACAAAGAAGATAGGATTGCTGGGAGGGATTATGACGACAGCACAGGGGCTTTTCAGTTCTTCCTTGGGAGGAAAAGCAAGTAAAGGCACTGATAACTTTAGCCTTGATCCATATGATTTGACTAATGCAAGCCGTGGCAAGTCAATGACATTTGGGTTTTATAACAACAAAAGGCAGGGATTTTAGGGGGTGATAATGTGAGCGTGACAACTACGGCGACAAAGATAAGCTATGAATATAAGCCTGACACCTTATATTCTCTGCCGTTTGACTACCAAAGTGCAGAAGATGTGAAGGTCAGTTATAAAGATGCTAACGATGTGGAAGTACTTTTAAATTATGGCACTGATTACACTGTAGAAAATCTTATGGTTACTGTGAATGCAAGTTTGCCAGAAGGAACTATTTTAAAGTTTTATAGGCAAACTGGTATTGTGCAGCCTACAGTATTTCCGCCACAGGTGCTAACACAGGCGTACGAGGTTGCGATAGACCGGAATACGATGTGTATTCAGGAAATAAAAACCGATTTTGGCGAACTGCGCGAAGAGGTTGAAGAGTTTGAAGAAAAAACAACCGAGAGAATTGAGAAGTTTGAGGATGCTGCTGAGGAAGTAATATCTAAAGCTCAGGAAAGTGCGGACGCTGCAAAGAAGTCTGAAACAGCTGCTGCAGAAAGTGCTGGATCTGCTAAGGAAGATGCAGAAAAAGCAGAAGACGCAGCAGAGCGTGCAGAAGATATTTTACTTCGTTTTGAAAGCGGCACTATAACAAAAGAGTTTACGGCATCAGATAGCAGATGGACTGAAAATAATGGTATGTGGCGTCTTACTATGGCAATGGGGAACAGCAGACTTATTGGTGTCTATAAGGAAGTCAAAAAGCCGCAGTATGAAATGGTGCTTACCGGCGTATATATGGACGCCGTAAATGTAATCATTGAAGTTCCTGAAAGGTTTGCAGGCATCGTTATACTGGCGTCGCTGACTAAGAAAACCGGTGACAAAGTATATATCAAAAATTTTACTGAAGAAGATTTTACAGAGGTTGGCAGTGATTATGTACTGACCATATCTGCCGAGGAACACCAGGCAGGGAGCAGGCCTATCATTGTCAGCTTAACAAAAATCATTGATGGTGTTAGCTATCCTTATTATGCTAATACCGGCGTAGATAATAACGGTAACGTTGTTATAAATGTGAGCGAAGCGTTCACAGGAAAAATAATTTTGGATGGAGGTTATTTACAATGACTGTAGAAAAAATTGGAACTGGAACGCAGCGTGAAAGAGATGCTGCGATAAACGCTAATTTTAAAGCGTTAGATACTGGTAAGCTCGGTAAAACAGAAACTGCTGCTGACAGTAGTAAATTAGGTGGAGTAGCTGCTGCCAATTATGCAACTACTACTGCTATGAACAGTGCTATTGAAGCGGCAAAGACTGCAGTAAAAGATGAACTGATTGATGGTGCTCCTGCTACTTATGATACGCTAAAAGAAATTGCGGATTACATTGCAGAAGATAAAACTGGTGCAGCAGCTATGAATGAAGCTATAGCAAACAAACTTGGAAAGACAGAAACTGCGGCAGCGGCTGCTAAGTTGACTACTTCTGCTGGCTCAGCAACACAGCCGGTATTCTTTTCTAATGGCGTTCCTGTAGCTACGACATATTCTCTTGGTAAATCAGTACCGGCTAACGCATTATTTACCGATACTACTTATTCTGTAGCTACCACTACCGCAAACGGCTTAATGGCTTCTGCAGATAAAACCAAGTTAGACGGCATTGCAGCTGGAGCAAATAACTACACACTTCCTACTGCTACGGCAAGCGTGTTGGGCGGTGTTAAAGTAGGTTCTAACATTACGAATACAGCCGGCACAATTAGTTTAACTAAAGCTAATGTTACGACGGCGTTAGGTTACACTCCACCTTCTTCCGCTACTACAGTAACCAAAACTGAATTTACAGCAAGCAGTGCTAACTGGGGAACATTATCAGACGGCTATTATCCATTTACTTTAGCGGCGTCAGGAAAACACTTCCTCGGCATGTACAGAACTAACGGCAGTACATATGAGAGTGTTATGGTTGATGCCGTTGAAAGCGACAGCAATATTATAATTCAAAGTACGGAAAAGTTTGCCGGCTTTATTCTGACGATTTGAGGTGAGGAAAAATGGGACTTGAGGGATTAGTAACAGTTGAAAAAATAAGAGCTGCAATCAATGCATCACTATCAGGTCTGAGTAACTCTAATGCAACGATTACTATAACAAAGAATGATGGTACAACTAGTACTATTACCATTAACAATGTAGCTAATGCGACTACTGCAACAAAACTCGGAAGCAGCACTGTAGGCAGTGGCGTAAAGGCAATTTATCTTAATGCAGGTACGGCAACTGCAAGTAATAGTTCTGTAGGGAACAGCAACACGCCGGTGTATCTGAATAACGGAACTTTTACAGCTTGTAGCTCAAGCATAGGTTCTGGTTGGACTGTTTCAGAAGGGGCGGCAGGTTGGGCACGAGAAAATACCACTGGCTTCACCATCCAGTGGTGGGTAGGGAATACTGATGCTACATATAGAAGCATTACTTATCCTAGAAGTTTTTCAACTTTGTATTATGCAAATGTTATAGCGTCCAGCAACTGCGAAACATTTGTTACAGGTGTTAGTAATACCAGTATTAGTTTTTGCCTATGTAATGGTTACAATGATGATCGCTGGAGCGGTTCACAGCCTTGTAGGCTTTATGCTTGTGGCTTGACTTAACTTATGCCAAACGCTACATACCTTTGTCCTTGTCCTGGTAACCCAATGGTGAAACCATTGTTAGAGATAGATGTTACAGTTACTTGGTTCTTATATAATTGTTCACCTTTATTGTTATTAGTTTGCATTACAACCTGAAACGCTGTTGTAAAAGTGCGAGGAAAGGTAGTTGTATCGCCCCACTGGATGGTGAAGCCAGTGGTATTTTCTATGAAAAGGAGAACTATATGACTTACTTAATTAAATTCGATGAAACCGGTAGACGTGGGGAGACCTATGTCGCCGAAGAAAAAACACAGGAAGAAATTACAGAACTGCTTGAAAAAGGTTTTGTACAAATTCCAGAAGAAGATTATCAGCTTATTGTCGGTAATATTGATGGTCATGAGTATATACGTAAATCTGATGGAAGTTATAGTATATATGAACCTCCTACGCCTGACTTAGAAGAACTGAAGGCAAATAAACTGGCAGAGGTAGACGCTTGGACAGAAGGAAAAATCACCGGCGGTTTTACGTCTGAATGTAGTGGAGAACTTGTCCGTTACGACAGCGACAAGGATACACAGCTTACAATGCAGGGTATAGCCTTGAACGTAAATACTGATCGCTTTGCTGTAGAGTATCCTGCAGGCTGCCCTGTGCGTGGTTACACAGATGGAAGTGCTGACAAAACGATATTCTATCTTACGCCGGAACAGGTGCTCGAGTGGTGCGCTGATTTATCTACCCATATAGGTACTTGTAAGCAAGCAGGATGGAGTAAACAGGCTGAAGTAAATGCAGCTCAAAGCAAAGAGGAATTGGATGCGATTATTTTAGATTAGGCGGTGCAAAGATGGTAGAAACAGTAATGGCCGCAATAACAATTTTTAGTTTTTTATTTGGTATCGCTGGCTTTGTGTTTAAGATATGGATAATTTCTCCGTTGTCAACGGCAATAGAAAATCTGCAGAAAACTGTTGATGCTTTGTTAAATACAATAAAAGAAGAACAGACCAAAGCTACAAATATGCAGATTGAGATTGCAAAAGTAGATCAGAGGGCAAGATCTGCACATAACAGGATTGATGAAGTTGGTGAACGGTTACTGTTGGTCGAAAACAAATGTAATAACTGTGCATGTAAGGATAAGTGATATTCATGTTTGAGAAAATAAAAAACTTAATAGTCAGTGCTAGAAATAAAGTAGCCTCAATGTCGCCAAAAATAATGGCGGTCATTGTAGGCTATTTTATTGCAGTCATTTTGCTGGTCTTTACTTATTATGCAGCTTGGCTTTACATGTGGCTGTGGTTAAACAAGATTGTTATGTCCGACTTGCTGGCGCTGATACGTGAGATTACAGGCCCCGCTATGGTCGCATTTGTGACCTTTATCGTTACGAGTTTGGTCGATAAAGACGGTGATGGAGTGCCTGACAATTTAGAAAAGGAGATTGAGAGCAATGGTGACAAAAAGAATCACTTTAGATGAGCTGCGACAGTTAGCTAAAAGAGCTAGAGGTAATATTGATAAGATCTATCTACACTGGTCAGCTGGTAATTATCACCAGTTTTTTAGTGACTATCACCTAAACATTGACAGCGACGGCGCCATTATGGCGACCACAGATGATTTGACAGAATATAAAGCTCATACATGGCGGCGCAATTCTAGAGCTATTGGGATTGCTTTAGCTTGCTGTGTAGATGCTGTAGCTTATGCTGATGGTCGTGTCGATTTTGGAAATGTACCACCGACAGAGTTGCAGATAGATAGTATGGCGAAAGTTGTAGCTGTATTGTGTGAGGAGCTTGGATTGGACATCAATGCCGATACCGTAATGACACATGCAGAAGCAGCTGATTTAGACGACTACGGACCTGCAACAACATTTGAAAGATGGGATCTGTGGAAGCTGCCTGATATACCAGGCGACGGCGTGCTAAAGCCAGGCGGTGATGTTATTCGTGGCAAGGCTATCTGGTGGCAGCAAAACTGGTAAAAGTGGTTGTTGTAGAAAATGCAATACCTTTAATTTGAAGGTAGTTTTAAAGGTATATAGGCAATATGTTTATTGAATAAAGGTTTAAATAGAAATGCGCTATTTTGAGTATTTTATTCGATAAAATATTCGCGCAAAACGTGCAAAAATATTCGATTGAAAGGAGGCGAATGGTAATGAGAAAAGTAATGACTTTTTTGAAAGAGGCGGCAATTGTAGTAAAAGAGCAGCCGGGGGTATGCTTTGCGATCCTGGTGCTGGGCTTTGCTTTGGGAGCTATGCATAGCTGGTTCGGTCTGTAAGCTCAAAATAACTTTGCTCATATTTAGCTTGTGCGCCGAGAAAGAACTGTTGCAAAAAGAAATAGTAAGGCGACGGTCTAAAACGGCGCACGTGGCTAATATGGCTGTAAAAACAGGAAAATAATATACATGGAGTGAAAATCGTGTATGAAAAAATATATAATCATCGGTATTGGATTATTGTGGTCATTATTATTGCTTGTATCGCTGCCTGCTGTATGTTCTGCGGAGGAACTTCCGGAGACAATAACGATGTCTCAGGAACAGTTCAACGAATTGCAGACGATAATAAACAGACAGGAGAATCTATTGACCGAGCTGTCGAACATGTCGGCAGTGCAGGAGATGAACTCAAGCGAGCTGAAGAAGCTAATCGAAGAGCAGCGTTTATCCTATCAGAAAATCAAAAGCGAGCTAACGAGTGCGCAGGAATCATTATTGAACTCCAAAAAAACAATAGCAGAGCAAAACAAATCCTTGCAGACGTTGAGCGAGCAAATAAAGAAAGAACAATCCAAAAGTGAGCTTAAGCAAAAACAAAAGGCTTTATGGGGATTTATCGGAGGGGTATTAGTTGGAACAATAGCAGCGAGCAGGTGATTATATGGAAGCGTGCAGAGCGTGGACGAAAAGCTGGCTGCTGACTTCTGGTAAATCAGCGTTTCGTTCTATAGTAGACGAGGCAAAGCTGACACCAAGACAGCAGGAAATAATTGAACTGAAATTTATATATGATTTGAAAAATTATCAGATAGCAATGAAGATAAATACGTCGGTACAGACGGTAGAACGTGATTTAATGCAGGCGTATAATTCGATTTACAGAATACTTGGAGGTATGACTGATGACAAAAATAATAGTGAGGAGTAACCAGTCTTCTGTGAACCCCGCTTTTGGTGGACAACGTGTAGGCGTAGAATATAACGATGCCGGCAATAGAGCGGCGGCCAATATGTATGGTACGATTGGAAAAGCGTTTAATGCCGGTCTGGATATCTTGAATAAAGAGCAGGAGCAAAACGAGGCTCTGCGTGTGGCTAAGGCTACAAATGAATTTAATCTTGAACTTGGAAAACTGAAAGTTGATTATATGCAAAAACGCCAGGGAAGTAATTCGGCTGGTGTAATAAATGACTTCTTAAAAGATGCCAATGTATTGACAGAACGGATTTATGCAAAATCTGGTATTCGCTACAAATTAGGTGAACAGGCATTTAAACGTATAACAGATAATACCCTTGCTACTGACGGTGTACAGCTCTATAAATTTCAGGAACAGGAAACACAGAAATATAAACAAAATGTCTTTGACCAGTCCGCAGATAATTTGATAAACGGCGTAATCGACGGCGAGAGCTTGCTTGAGAATTATCCGATAATGGAAGGTTTATATAAAAGTATGTTCCCGAATCTACCAGAAGAACAGTACAAGAAAGTAGAAAAGGAGATGGCAGACCGTTATGCAACCTTATTGGTAAATGATGCGGTTAGCCGGAATAACTACGAGCTTGCTGAAGACAGGCTCAGCTATTTCCGGAAGAAAATATCTCCTGATTTGCGTACAAAGCTGGAAGCGACTTTGTACAGCGAACAGGAATATATTGAAGATACTGAGATAGCTAAACAGATGGCAAAAAATAATATAAGTGATCCTGAGGCGCAGGACGCCTTTATTAATAATTATGTTAATGCAAAAGGCACCATACCTGAAGGTAAGTATACTTTTAACCCCGGTGTAAGCTTTGAAGGAATGCAGGAAAGCGCAGTACAGGGCATAAAGGGAATAACAGGTATACTTAATCAATATGACATAGATGACGTATATATAACCAGCACAAAGAATGATTACAGTGGCCATGCTCCTGGAAGCGCACATTATGAAGGGCGAGGCGTTGACGTTGCCAGTGATAAGTTAGCTGCACTAGACGAATCAAGCCGTAACATACTGGCTGATAGGATGGAACGTGCTTTCCCTGGCTTAAAGGTTTTGAATGAATACGATGACCCATCTGACTACTCAACCGGTGGACACTTTCATCTTGACTTCACAAACTACAAAGGCGAGAGCAGGATTGGTGCGAGTGGTATGAGTGCCAGAAGAATGAACAGAATAAAACAAATGGCTGCTACCATGAGAAACGATGAGGAAAGACGAATCAAGGAGCAGGAGGATGTGGCGTTCAATAATGCGTTAAATACGGTATATGATATGTATCAACAAGGTATTCCATATGAAAATGCTCTAGAGAAAATAAAATCTATGGTAGGTTTGGATTTTCAAGCAGGGAATAGACTAAAGACTGCTGCTAACTTTTATTATGGATCCAATGGGGGTAGTAATGATTCTAAAGCTTCTGCTTTCACGAAAGATATAGTAGAAGACATGCTCGGCAACAATATGTTCAAAACGCGTGAAGAATTTTTAAAGTTTGCTGCAGAGAAAGGGTACAACTCTCAACAGTTGTACGAAGCAAATAAAACTTATGACAAATATAAACAAGGGGAAGGCGTATTTAAGTACGATTTTGATGAAGATATCCGACAACAAGTTGTAGGTGATTTAAAAGAAGATAGCGCTCAAAAGTCTGCATGGGTAGGAGCGTTGCCTTTGTTGAAGGAATGGGTTGTTAGTGAAGCTCAGAAAACGGGTGTAGTACCTTCAAGATTTGAAATAATTGAAAAAGGTAAAGAACTTGTAGCGAAAAAACCTGTAGGATATATGGAAGTTAGAGGACCATACTTCAATGACAATGAACTTGTTGAATTAAGTTTAGCTGATTATAAACGTAGCGGGATAGAAAGTGTAGCATCAATTGGCGATGATTTGTATTCGGTTAGATTGTCTAACGGAACAACAAAAATTATGAATGCAGCAAGATTATATATGATGACGAGGTGACAAGTATGGATCACGAAAGAATGAGAATGTTACAGTCTGAATTTGAGGCAAGATATAATCCTTTAAATTATAATGCAATTCACGAACCTAAAAAATTATCTATTGAAAAAAGAAATTTTGATTTCCTTAACCAACAGTATGTGAAAGATCAAGAATGGAAAGATGCAAAAGCTTTTTATAATGGATCTATCAATTTATTAGAACGCAGTGTTTTAGGCACTTTAGCAATGGCAAGAGATTATAATATTGCTACAAGAAGAGAACGAGAACCTAATTATCAGCCAATGGCAGAAGGAGTAGCAATTATTGATGAAGTTTTAAATTCTGAACATCTAAAGCCATTTAATGTAAAGGGAGATACAGTTGCAGAACAATTTAGATTAGACTTAGTACAGGGGGCAGGGCAACTTGCTACTCAGGCTGCTGCAACAATTTTAACTGGTGGAGCTGCTGGTACAGCATTAATGGGTGCCCAGATTGCAGGAAATCAATATTTGGACCTAAAAGAAGCAGGGGTTGACACTAAGAGAGCCGCTCAGGCAAGTATTGCAAATGCAATAATACAAACGCCTTTAGAAAGATTATCTTTGGGGAAATTGCTGAAAAGAGTCCCGGCAGGAAGCACATTAGGCAAAAAATTGAAACAAATAGGTGAAAGCGCATTAACGGAAGCTTTTACTGAAGGTATTCAACAGTATCCAGAAGAAATTACTAATATGATTGCTAAAAATGAAGGTAAAACTATTCGGGAATTAGCAGTAGAATTTGATAAAAATGTTGGAACATATACTAAAAATGCTTTATATGCTGGATTAATTGGTGGAATTTTGGGTGGTGGTGCTTCTTCTATTAGAGTTGCATTAGAGCGTAATGTTCATAAGGAACAACTTAATACACTTGAAGAAAGAATAGATAATGTAAAGAAAAGCGGAGCTGATCCTACTTATGCGGCATCTGTGATAAACGCCAATCTGCAAGGTGAAACTATTCAGATTGATGGTGAAATATTATACGGTTATGCTCAAACTCAGAATATCGAAGAACTAGCCAATTCTCTTGGAATTACGCAGGAAGAAATTGTTTCAGCTGTTGATAGTGGTTCTACAATAGATATTTTAAGAGGCAACTTTGAAGCTACAGCGGCACAGAAACCTGATTTTTATTCTGCTGTTAAAGATAGTGTAACATTTGAAGATGGCGGTTATTCAATTAATAACGAGCACTTGCAAAAAGAAATAGCTAAGGAATATCAGAAAGTAAAATATAATTTAGATGAATTTGAAAATTGGAAAACCGAAAAGATAAACGAACTCCGTCAGAGCGGAGCAACAAAGCAAGAAACATTACAGACAATTGTGCTGATGGAAAGTGCTGCAAGAACTCAGTATCCTGACGACCCTATGCAATATTTCAGAGATAACCCTGTAAGCTTCAAGCGTGTAGTCAGCACTTCTGACGGTCGGTATATGCAAACTAAAAGCGCTAACGAAAAATTGCTTGAGGATGAAAATAATTTTGCCGGCATTGTAGATGAGTATACGAATGGAAAAATAAATCCAGATAAAGCATATAATGTTATGACGACACCGCTTGCATTAGGACTTGCAGGCGGTAAAATTTTGCCTGTGACTATTGATGGCAATAAAATCCAGCATATTTTTGACGGACATTCTGACGGTATGACACCGGAACTGTTGAAACAAATTCCTCGTGCAATGGCTAACCCAATGATGGTGTTAGATTCATACGGAGGACGAAAAGTAGTTGTACTTGATTTAAAGGATAAGCAGGGTTCTACCATTATAGTACCTTTAGAGCTTAATGTAGAACGCAATCGTTATCAAGTAAATGCTATAAATAATGCTTATGGTAAAGGCAGCGAGAACGGTACAGATTATAACTGGTTTATAGAACATAATTTAAAGAAAGGCCGTGTATCTTACATAAACAAAGAAAAGACTGCCAAGTGGTTGCAATCCTCTAGCAGCGATTCCGCTAGCAAAGGCAACGACCTTGACAGTCTTCTTAATAATAGTATACCAGATGAAAATGCGCTACGCAAGAGACGTGAAGAAATGCAGGGATACTACCAGACCGCTTTTCATGGAAGCTCGCATAGATTTGAAAAGTTTGACCTTGGGGCTATAGGTACAGGTCTAGGTGCGCAGGCGCACGGATGGGGACTGTACTTTGCCGAGAATAAGGAAGTAGCCGCAGAGTATAGACGTAAGCTAACTAAAAGTAGTAGCCCATATACAGTTGTCTATGATGGTAAGATTGATGAGAAAATAACAAATATATTATCTAGATCTCTTAGTGGCCCAGAATTGTATGCAATGGCATCTGGTAAAAAAATAGATTTGCAGTCTTCTATTGCTCGCAGTATTGAAGCTTATTCTCGCGACAATAAAAGTATAGATAAGCTGATATCTATACTTCAGGAGCAGATAAATAAAATTGAAGACAATCCAAAAATATCAATAACCAAATTTTTAAAAGAAGTGCCCAGCGACGAAAAGGATAGATTTGAAACTCTTGCTAAATCTGCAACGCAAGAAGCTAAAGCTGCTGGGAGACGTGCAAACATTTCTGATGTATTACGGCGACAAAGGGAGCATATAGAGCCGTTTATCAAGTCAAACGATAGGAATTTACAAGATATTAAGTTACTGGAAAGTATAGACACAAGTAAGGTAGAGGTACGTTTTCCCGGCTCGGTTTTTGAAGTTGACATACCAGAAAAGGAAGTAATGTTAGATGAGCAAAAAGCTTTTTCTGAACAATCTGATTTCGTGAAGGAAAAGTTGGTTGCTATTAGTAAAGGAGAAGAAAATGTAAATCTTGCACAAGCAATAGCTAATAATGCTACAGGCAGAAAACTGTATAAAGCAGTCAGCAGCGTTGGTCGTAAAGCATCAGAAACATTAAACAAATATGGAATAGAGGGGATTTCATATCATGGGTTGAAAGACGGACGCTGTTTTGTAGTATTCGACGATCAGGCAATAAAGATAATCAACAGTTACAATCAGAAAGTCAACAACGATAAAAAAGGCGAGATTAAATGGGACGAAGAAGGCAAAGCAATCATTACCATGTTTGAAGGTGCCGATGTTAGTACTGTTATTCACGAGGCCATGGGTCATTACTTGTCAGTGAATATTATGAGACAGAGCAAGCTTCCAACAGCTACAGAACAACAGCGTAAAGATAGGCAAACACTTCTTGAATATGCAGAAACTAGTGAGGAAGAATGGGCTGAACTTGATAAATACGATGGCTACCTTACTAAAGAACAGTTTGAACGGAAAACGGCAATTTATGAACGCTGGGCAACGGGAGCAGAACAGTATTTTATGTTAGGTGTCGCACCGAACAAAGAGCTTCGTCGGATATTTGCCAACTGTAAAAAGTGGCTGCTTGGTATTTATAAATCTATCAGAGATTTTGTTGCTGCTAATAAATACGCAAAGGAAATCACACCAGAGGTTCAGGCTGTGTTTGACAGAGCACTTGCAAGTGAGGAAGCTATTAGAGAACAACAAAAGTTGGATGGATATTTTGCTAAGCTTCCAGATACTATTTTAGATAATCTTTCAGAAACTTCCAAAAGACGGCTTGAAGCTATTATAGAAAATGCCTATGATAAAGCTGTTGAAAGTCTAACAAAGGAAAGCCTGAAGAATTTCACTAAGGAACGCAGGACAGAAATAAATGCATACAGAGATAAAATCGCTCCTACGATTACAGAGAGTATCCAAACAGAAAGACTTTACATCACCGGAAGACAGATGACTGAAACGTTAGGAGAAAAAAGTGCTGCTACATCTGCGCAAAAATATCAAGATTTGATTGGCAGAGCAAAGAACCCAGAAGAAGTGCTGACCGATAAAGAACAAGAATATATGCTATTGTTTTCTGCGGTGGCAGAGCAAAATGGATATGCCAGTGGAGAAGACTTTGCGAAAGCTGTTCTTGAAAATCCTACAGAAGCACAGGCCATTGAAAATGCTATTGATAAAGTTGTAGATGAAAAGTTCCCTGACATAGTGAATGAAAGACAGGCGGCTGAACTTGCAACCAAAGAAGCTTTCTATAATGATGAAAGCGGGTTAGTTCTCGGTATTGAACAGCAAATTATCGAAGACGCTGCAGTGGGACTGCTCGCAAAACAGCGTAGCACAGAAGCTAAAATGAAACTTGCTAAGGCACGTAGGCAACAAGCTAAAAATGCTGCGGTTAAAATGATTGATGGCATGTCGATCAAAGATGCAGTAAGGGTACAAAAATTTATTGTTGCAGAGCGTAATGCAGCAGCTAAAGCAGCTGTTGCTGTGAGAGATGGAGATATGGAAACGGCCTTAACTCAGAAACGCTTACAGGCATTAAACCATGCTCTGGTTATGGAAAGTATGAAAACTAGGCTTGCTGTAGATAAAGCTGGAAGAGCTTTAAAAAGAGCAAAGAACGCAAAAAAAGAAACGTGGTTTAATGATAATCACCTGTCTCAAGCAGGGGCATTGTTTGCGAGAATGGGAATAAAGTTAAAAGGATATGATCCGGAAAATAAAAAGATGACACTTGGACAATATGTAAATGCTATGAATGAACTTTTAGGAAATGCGGATATTGCCGAGTGGCTGTTTGATGAAACTGTTGATATTTCTAATCCTACTGCATTGACGCGACAGCAATACTTTGATGTAGTTGACGCTATTAAAAACATTCGCGCATTGGCGAAACAGGAAAAAGGCGTAGATTTGTTAGAAACTAAAAAGGATTTTAATGAGTTCAAAACTGAGACATTAACAAGACTTCAAGATTTAAAAACAGTTGAAAAGCTTGCCCCGGGAGAAAAAGCGAAAATAAATCTGATTCGAAAGGGAATTGCTCAAGGGTTAACGTCTGACAGCATATATGAAATTCTTGACAAAGGAAAGCAAGGGTTCTTTTACAACAACCTTTACCTTCCTCTAAAGCATAAACTTGACCTTGAAAGCGTTGACCTAGCATATTTGACAAAGTGGTTTGAAACGGCTTCTAAAAATTGGAAAGAAGCTGTAGGAGATGTCTATGCAAAAGCAAGTTATTCAGAATTAGGCGTGGATATAGATGGTGAGCCGTTAAAGATTGACAGAACGAATCTTGTCAAAATGCTTGTGTATTCAGGGACTCAAGATAGTTTTAGGAGATTGTGTGATACTCCTCCGGTCGGACTTGAAAATTCGCCGTTATGGGTAAGGGCATCTGATACTGTATCTGATGAAGCAGCAAGGCAAGCTACTGCAGAAAACATTCTTAGCTTTCTTAGTAACAACTTAACAAGTCATGATGTAGTTATGGCGCAGGAACTAATAAATATCGCAGAATATAAATGGTCGGAGAAAGCAGAGAACGAACAACAGACTAAAGGATTTGCTCCTAAAAAACAGGAAGCAACACCGCGGGAACTTGTTCTTGCAGATGGAAATACTGTGATATTTAGAGGAGGATATTTTCCACTTGTTAGAGATACAAGAGGAGGAAGTACTCCAACAGGTAATACACCGTTTACTGAAACAAATGAACCTCAGTTAAAATATGGTATGCATACTAATACCGGAAGCATGAAAGCAAGAACCGTAGGAGCGAAATATCCTGTTGATCTTACGTTGGATGCAGGGATGAGAGAAATTAATGCGTCCATTCATGACTTGCATTTTAGAAAAGTTATTCAGGGAGCTAACCGTATATTTAATGATAAAGATATAACAAGTCTTATGAGAGCTAAGCTTGGTACAGCAACGTTTAAAGCGTTAAAAGAACAAATAGAAGTGACTGCTAGGCCTGAAGGAATGTATAATACTTCGGCGGCTGAATCATTTATAGGAGATATAGCAGACAAACTACGTGGTAAGGTTATTCCTTATATGATTGGGATGAGCTTGAAGATCAATACGCAGAATCTTGCTAATATAGCGCTTTATGGTAACAATGTTGAAGGATACGGACATATAGAGGCGCTGCAGGATTTTATCACCAATGGAATTATGTTAGGAATTAACTCGCCACGAGCAGCAAGAGAAATGTGGAAGACTGTACAGGAACTTTCGCCAATGATGGCTGAAAGGTTTAAAGGTACTGATTTTACAGCTAGAGAACTGATGGAAAAAAATAAATTTGATGGAGTTACAAAAAAAGTGCTGGAATGGTCGAATATGTCAATGGCATTTACAGACGGTCTGACAGCAATGCCGATATGGTACGGCGCATATACACGGCAGATGAATACAGGAAAAACACAACAGGAAGCTATAGACTATGCGGATAGTATAATTAGGAAAACAATGGGGTCGACGAGAGCAACAGATGTTTCTTCTATGGTAAGAGCTAAAGGCGCTACAAAAATATTTTTCATGTTTCAAACATTTTTTAATACACAGTTCAACCAATGGTACACTACATTTAAACATCAGGAACTAAACCTTTCGGACAAGGAATATAAAAAAATAGCGAAAGAAGTGTCCAGTTTTGTTTTTGCAAAATGGGCCACATTTACGCTATTTTCGCTTCTTCTTGCTGGAGAAAATCCATTCGTTGATGATGACGATGACGATTATAATGATTTCCTGTCAGAACTGTTTTCTTATCCGTTTACATTAGGCGGACCAATAGGGCAGGGAGTAAATTTCGGAGTAAGGAGAATGTTTGATATGCAGACTTTCCCATATCGTATTTCTCCGATTGAGTCTTCGTTGAATACGGTATTTACTTCTACTTCGACTATTGGTAAAGTTGTTAGAGGAGAAAAAGAAAACGAAGAACTTGTTGAGCCGGTTGTTAATTTAGCTCTTCTCGCTAAGGGGTTACCAAGCCAGCTTAGTAAATGGTTCTTTAATGCTTGGGATATTTTGTATAATGATATGGATCCAAGAGTTGATGATTTATTCCGGCGCAGACCTAAAAGAGAACGTGAGGAATAATAGAATAATAAAAATAGGACTCTGCATTTTTGCAGAGTCCTATTTTTGTTTTTAGAAATTTGCAATCCGTAAAAAAGTGGTATATAATAAACACAAAGAGATAGTTTGATATTGGCATGTCAGCTCTCTCCTGAAAAGTATAGACTTGAAGAAAAGGCCGACTACACCGTTAGTTGGTCTTTTGTCTTATGTAAGTAAAATTACTTGCGATTAGACAAAATGATAGCAACGAGAGTACCAAAGGTTACCATCAAAGATAAGGCTTCGTATACAGTCATGCTATCACCTCCCTTGACAGGGAGAGAATCCGACTATCAAACTATCTCAAAAATATTATAGCATACATTATGGCGCTTAACAATTTAGTTAAGCGTCTTTTTATTTTAGGGAATCATGAGGGAATATTGAGGGAATATATCTGATAATTTGAGCGATAATTTAAGTAAGAAATGGAGGCGATAACAATGTATCCAATGAATCCCTACGCTTCTGTAAATCCTGCAATGGCGGGAGTGACACAGCAGCGTTTAGCCAATTACCAATCACAAATGCCGCAGATGCCTACATATCAGCCACAGCAGTTTGCACCACAGCCACCTATGCCTTTGATGATGAAAGGACGTACAGTAGCTAGCTTAGATGAAGTAAAGGCTGCCCAAATTGATTTGGATGGAAGCCTTACATATTTTCCTTGTCCGGCAGATAGCTGCATATACGCAAAGTATATTGATATGAATGGGATGCCGGTAATACAAAATTATAAATTATCGCTTGAAAAAGAGCCGGTTCCAAAGAGATATGCTGATGCAGAATTAGTTGAAGCTCTGCAGCAAAAAGTAAATTCTTTAGAACGATATGTGAAGGGGGAGACAGTAAATGCAAATGAATCCGTTGACAATGATGCAAATGTTTAACCAAATCAAGGGCAGCAATAATCCTATGGGTATGATGCAGCAAATGTTTGGTAATAACCCTATGTTCGGGCGTGCTATGGAAATGGCACAAGGTAAGTCGCCTGAGCAGCTAAAAGAAACTGTTATGAATCTTGCAAAACAACGTGGTATTGATCCGCAGCAAGCTCAGCAAATGCTTTCTCAATTCGGTATTAAAATCTGATCGGTGGCCACCAGATGATTTTAAACAATAAATTTAAAGGAGATGTTCTATATGACTATGGAAGGTAGTGGCGTAATGCCTGTATATGATCTGAATAACCGTACCGCAGCAGCAGACGGCGCCGGGTTTGGCGGCGGCTGGATGTGGGTAGTAATGTTATTCTTCCTGCTTGCCTGGGGCGGCGGTGGA